GTTTTCTGAATGGATTATTACTGAACATTGGTTTCTCCTTTACATCCACATGTGGGCCACATAGGCTCCTACTGCTGCAACCATTGCAGCGTATACCACTTTATTTATAAGACTTACAGTTCTTGCGTTATCGTCTACAGATTTCTGTATGTCATCTAATTTAATAGAAAGTTTATTCATTCTATCTCTCATATTATCGTGATCGTCTTGTAATGCTATTATCTTCTCCTCTGCTCTTGCTAAAGATATCATAGCGTCTGCGAGCTTATCTATTTTTTGCTCGATACGATCTAGTCTTGTTTCATTTGTTTCTATTGCCACTATCGTTTTCCCTGTCCTCTATAACGTTTTAAACTTCTTCTCTTATGTTTGTTCATAGTAGAAGTTGTAGGCTTACGACCAATAGATGTGCCATGCTTAATAACTTCGTGTTCTAAAACAGTTTTAAAAGCTTTTGCCATTATTCACCTTTCCAAATAGTCCATGCGCCATAAGCAATTGCGAGACCTGCTGCAATCTTAGCTAATGGGGCTAAAAATAAAATCATAAGACCAAGAGCAATACAAACTGCACCGTCCATACTTGTTCGTTCTTTAATTCTTTTTGTTATCCAGTTTTTCATTGTTAACATTTCCACCTTTTTAGAGACATAGCTTTACGAGTAGGTCTACCCTTTTCATCTTTCATTGGGCCTTTCATACCACTCATACGAGCACAAAATGATTTACGTCTGCCAGCATCTTTACTTCCAGCTTTTACTTTTCCAGTAACAGCAGTTTGTAATTTACTACCAGGATTCTTTCTACGATGAGCTGCTACACCTTTAGCAGTCATGCCAGCACCAGATTTAGTAGATCTAAAATGACCTTTAGAATCTGCTCCTCGAGCTTCTATAAATGTTTTAAATCTATCTAAGCTCATTACTTTTTCCTTTTTTTCTTATTATCAGGATGTCCTTTGCCACCGTCTTTACGATTAGCCCACACAGCACGTTGCTGAGCCATAGATACATAACCTTCTTCTTTTTCGCCAGGAGTTACTTTCTTCATAAGCTTTACAGACTCTGGTGTACCATAATCGTATTTGTATTCTTTAACTTCTCTGCCTTGTGCTTTATCTCTATATGCTTTCTTAACTTTGTTTGTAGTAGTTCTATCAACATCTTTTATCATTGATGGCTGCTTAACAATTTTACGAAGCTTTTGCAATAACGCACCAGGTGTTTTATCATTCATATACATATCTGGTAATCCATCAATAGAAACTTTAAAACTTGTATCTTCTTTCTTAATAGGTTTCTTTTCTTTATCAAGCATTTGACTGATTTTGGAAAGTTTATCTTGATCTGATTGTTTTATATTATCTCTTTTTTGTAGATCGGCCATTGAGGGTCCAGAACCTTCTTTCTTTATAGGTTTCTTACGATCACTTTGGCCAAACATCTTAATGCTACTGCCAGCAAATTTTGCTTCGTCTAGATATTTACGAAATTCAAAAAATGTTTTCATCAGTGTGTCTTCCTTATTGTTAAGTTTTTACTCTAATTTTCTTTTTTATATGTATGCTGCCCATCAACATGATCATCAGAATGTGTCATACCTTTTTTATGATAATTTAAATCACCTAATCCTTTTTTGTCATCAGAATGATGGATTTGTAAAGCTTTATGTATTTGATGATCGCTTCCATGAAAAGACATTGTGCTACCATCTTTATGGTGTTTAACTGTAGCGCCTGTATTTTTACTAATATGCTTTGCAAATTTCTTATTATCTGGGCCATCACCTTCATCATAACCATGTTTAATAGTCATAGACGCTTTATTAGTTTTGCTATGTTCTTCGTTCATTTGCTTTCTTAATTCAAAAAAATCTCTCATTGTGGTCTCCTACAATTTTTCTATTTTAAATGAAGGTCCATCTGAGTATATACGAACACCTTTTTTATCTACATTAGGCATAATATATTCTTTAGCCCATTGATCAGGATTAGGCCATTGACCCATAACGATCATTTCACCTTTTTTATATTTACCAGCTTTACGATCTTCTTCTATATTTTCTTCCATTAAACTTTGTTTAACTTCATTAATCGCTTTTGTTAAAGTCATCGTTTCATACTCCCAACTTTTTTACTAGTACCGAAACCTTTTGTATCATCTTTTGACATCATGCCTTTCATTCCAGTACCGAGATCATCTTTACCAGTCCAACCTTGTGCATAACCTGGCTTAAGCTTTTTAACTTTACCACCTTTAGCTTTAAATGCTGCAATTGCTGCGTCATGAGCTTTCTTTTCTGCATCAGACATTGCTTCCTTTTTCATAAGCTTTCGTGTTGCTCTCATGATACCACCAGCTCTTCGTGCACCTTTAAACTCAGGCCCACCTTTATATTCTTGATCTGGATGTTGGCCACCAGCTTTAGCTATTGTGTCAGCTGCACCTTGATCTCGTCCTTTATGAAACATATCTATTGCAGCTTTATTTACATATCTCCTTGCAAGATTCTTTGATATTTCATTTACCTTAGATTCATTTTGTTTTCTCAATACCGCAGCTACTTGAGGATGCTTATGAAGACCAGGAGATATTTTGTTCATAGCCTTAACTGCACCAGTCATGTTACCTTTTGCATACCTAGAATCAGATGCAATGCCGATAGCTTGCTTTACATGTTTAGGATCGTGCTTTTTGCTTGTTTTAAGAATAGGAGCATTGATTGCTTCATCTACACTACTTTCAAACATCTTGCCTTTAATTACTACATGTGTATTAGCTGGTTTACCTTTAACCATAGTAGCGCCTTTACCAGAATTTTTATATACTTTGCCACCATGTTTTTTTGCATGTGCATGTGCAGCATCCTTAGAATCAAAATAATCGTATTTAGCTTCATCAACAGATTCTTTTTTACCTTTACCGCTAAGATCTGAATCAGCACCGTAATAAGTACCTTTGCCCTTTGTGATATATGAATTGACTCTAGCATGAGCCCATTGTTGTGGTGTTGTTCCTGGTCTGTGGCCAGTCTTCCATGCAGCCATACCTCTATTATATACTTTTTTCAAAGTGCCAAGCGATATGCCAGACTTTTCTGCTTTCTTTTTAAGACCTTCATTTTCTAAAAGATCGTTATAAGTTGAAAATTTAAGCATATGCTTTACTCCTATTTTTAAGTTTTCTTACTTTAGCACGGTCTAACATTCGAGCATGTTTCATTTTATCGACTGTTTTTTCACGTTCTATTTTTTTCTTTGCTAATTCTACAGCATCTTCACCAAACATTTTTCTGTATTTGATAGTGTGCTTACTTAATTTTGTTTTTGCTGTTGCATCGCCTGGTGCTTTTTTATAAGCTGCAGGGTTGTCATCAGACATTTTTGCATGTTTTTTAAAATGCGAATCTCTTTTATCTTTTGTTGTTTTACTTAAACCTTTATAGTAACCAGCTGGTTGAGTGCCTGGCTTATCACTAATATCTTTGTCTTGCCTTGATTTTGTTTTTTCAAATAGTTCTATATCTGTTAGCCATTTTCTATATAGCTTATTACCAGATTCCACAATAACATAATTGCTTCCAAGGCTGGCAATACTAGCGAGCTCGTCACTGCCCACGACAGTAACATGATCACCAATATTAAACAGGTTTCCTTTAACATATGCCTCTCTTTTCTCAGAGACAGGCTCGAAATGTAACTTATTAAAATAATCTATTTGTTCTTTAAGTCCCATACCTTTTCTTACTTCATTATATACTTTTTTTGCGTCAGCATTTGATACATTCCGTGGCAGCCCCTGTGAGAATTGTGTGAAGTCTCCTTCACTTGCTAATGATCTCATCTTAGATGCTGACATTCCACTAATATCGTCTGCATCGGGGTCTCTGTCTCCGGCTGAAATTACGTTGATTTTATTGAAGTTATATAGACCATGTCTACCTTTTACTCCGTTGTATTTTTTTAACAAAGTGCTGAACTCATTGATTCTGTCAGAGCCAACTACCATTGTTACATTTTTAAATCCGTCATTAAACATTTCAGTAGCAGCATCAAAAACGTTTCTTACTTTTTTACTTAACATTACGTTACGTGCATGCTTTGGAAAAAACTTACGTACAGTTTTAACTTTATATTTAAAATCCAATGGATTCTTTTTCTTATCAGCTGTTTGTGATAAATATATTTTATATGGATTATTACCAGATTTTTTTGACAACTCATTCATTAATTTTTCATGACCAGTTGTAGGAGGATTCATACGACCAAATGTAAAGTATGCAGTCTTTTCTTCCTCTATCAAATAATGTTTGAATGAGTTAATCATTAACCTTTTTTTCTTTCTACTTCTTTTTTACGAACGTCTTTAAACATACGCTTTGCTAATCTTGCAATTCTTTGTTTTAAAGCCGGCTTATCTAATCTCTTTTCAATCTCTTGTTTTCTAGCAAATGTGAGTTCGCTTTTAGGAATTCCTCGAGTTAACTTTTTTGCTATTGCGTTACGAGCTTGTCTATTAGATCTTTTTGTTAAAGTTTGTTTATTAGCCATTTTCTTTTTAGCTCTTCTACGCCCAACAGCAATACGGCCTTTTAAACGTTTCATTAATCTTGAACGTTTAATTCTTTGTGACATATTTAATGCTTCGTCTACATCATTTGGCATTTCATCTGGCCATGTAGCTTCGTCAACTGATTCTTCTTTCATTAGCCCGTTTTGTTCTTCTTTTCTTAAGTTCTTAGTTTTACTTTTGTTAGTTACAGTGTGCGGTTTGCCATTAATATGTACTACAGCTTCACCTTCTTTATTCACGTTACCATTCCATGTTCCTGCAGCATGCGCTTTACGAGCTGCTTTAACTTTTGGATGATCGTCTATTGATTCTTTTGTTTGCTTCTTTTTTAAATTAGCTGGATGCATTGGGTGTTTAATACCATAAGGAGATTCTGGATTAGGATCTGCTTTTTTTGGTCTACCTTTTAAATCATTAGGATCTACTATTGCTTCTCTTTTAACAACTTCTTTATCCATTGGAACCATTCTAATTCCAATTTTGCCATCAGGCTTTCTATATTTTTCTGGTCTTTTATCTGCAGAATGAACTGCTTCTGCTTTTATTGCTTTTTTGATATCAGAAGTTCCTGGCGCATCTGTATACGCAATTTTCATTCTAGTATATTTTGAATTACCTTTTGGACCTTGTACAGGTATCTTAAGGTTTGGAAGATCTTTATCTTTTTTTAAAGACAGTTCTGAAAAGTTTTTTAGTCGAGCCATTTAATTCCTCCCCGGCTTATCCCATCCTTTTATAATTTCTGGTGAAAAGTTGGCGTATGAGAATTCCATACGATCAACAATTTTCACAGCATCACCACCAAGTTTGTCAATAGCGACATACCCTTCTTGACCCGTTACCTTATACCCATCGCGAGTCTTAAGAAAAGTCTGAGCGCCATTTAACCTATTTAGTATATTTATAATTTTTAATTTCGCTAAAACTATAGATTTTTGTAAGTCAAACATCATCTGTAAACTAACTTTATTTTGTGATGAAAAGAATTGTAATACATCATCTAATTTTTTTTGTTGAGCGCTTTTACCTTTTTCGCTTTTTCTTTTATTTATCTCTTTTTGAAACTTTTGTTTTATGTGTGCTATAAGCTTATCAACATGCGTTTTAGTATTACCAACTACTTCACCTTTTCTAACATATGTATTATTAAATGTTTCTATATAACCAGCAAGAGTCTGATCATTTTCAAGTTGTTTTAATGTTGTACTAGATATTTTATTAAATATTCTTCCACAATTACTGAGATGACCATTAACTTCTTCTGTATCTTTTTTAGTCATTGTAAACTGAGTCATGTCTCTAAGCATTGCATCTTGAGACCAAACATTTTTAGTATTCCTAAATTTAGTAGTATCAACGCCGTAAGACGCTTTCATTGTTTCAAATGTTTTACCAACATAAGTAGTATGCCAAACAATACCAATCTTTGCTGCCTTAACTTTCTTTGCAGCTTCTGTACCAGCAGGAACAGCATACACAATTGTATTAGGGTGAAAGGTTACATACGGCTTGCCTTTTAATTTTTTTGTTTTAATTTCACTCGAGTCAAATAAGAAGTCGCCTTGGACAACACCTTTGATACCAAGTTCTGGCAGATATTGTAATGCAGCTTTTAATTTTTTATTAAGATCACCACTAGTATCATCGTCTACATCAGCATCAGTTTTATACACTTTAGGATTCTTATTAAATATTCCTTTTTTAGCAACAAAGAACTTGTTATCGTTAGGATCTATTCCAGCAAATACTGCAGGAGCTCCATCCCATTTAACACTAACGTTTCCGTCTTTAACACCTGCTACCATATCACGCAGAGATCTTAAAGCTAATATAGCTTGTCGAGTTCCATTAACTCCGCCATAGAGAACTTTATCTTCTATGTGGGTCATATGAGTATTCTTCTGTTCAGAAATAAATTCTATAAATCTCATCATATGTTCCTCGTCTTATCATTTATAATTTTTTTAGATATGCCTCCAATTGGATATATAAATGATCTAACATCATTTATTCCAAATGCAGCTTTACCAGTTTCTTTTCTTATGTAATATACAGGCTCGTATATTCCTGTAGGCTTAGGCGTATCATGTAATAACGTAATACCTTGGCCTCTTAGTTCAAACATAGGTATGTTTTGTTTTTTTCTATTTAAGTTTTTATAACTTAATACACCTGAAAATAAACCATCTACATTTTGATTACTTCGCCCTCTACCTTTTTTATAATCCCTTCCAAGTAGACCTTTTTGCCAAACTTGGTCATCATTTACAGTTCTCCATATCTCATGACCAGTTTTAAACTTACCACCAAATTTTGCATAATATTTTTGAGCATCAGTTATAAACTTATTTAAGTCTTTACTATTTGGATTAAATTTTTTAGCTTCAGGCATTCCACCGTATTGTTGAAATGCAACTTTATTTCCTTTATAATCTTTATGTGAAATAAAAAATACGTCATTTCCCTGATAAGTATAGTTAAAGTCAGATTTTGGAGTACCTTTTTCAGTTCTCATTCCATCAACTTTTTCAACTCTACTGCCAACTTTAAGATATATAAAGGGAACTGCTTCTGATGCCATAAGTTTTTGAAGAGCTTCATGAGCTTTTTCAAGTTCTCGATCTTCAACAGCAGTAAACTTTCCTTTTGGTGCTCCACCGAACTCAGGTGTTTTAACAAAGTCACTTAGAGCATATTGACCAAACTTAAAAGTGCGTAGTGCTTTTCTATCTTTGTCATTAAATATTTTTTCTAAGGCAGGTAAGTCAACGTCTGCAGATTTAATTATAACGCTTTTGCCTGTACTTGTAATAAACGGATCTTCACCTTTAATCTTATTAACTAATATAGTTTTTCTAGGAATCTTTTTTGTTAACTTATCATTGCCTCTAGCATCAATGATATCTTTCATTGCATCTAAATTACCATACTGCTTATAATCCACAGCAGCCTCCATCATAGAAATGTATTTTTTTAATCTTAACATACTTCTATTTATACAAGTTAAGAGTCTAAAAAAGCGCCCTAATGGACGCATTATTAATTAAATAAAGATTTATTTAGGATTTATTTTTAACAGAAGCTTTTCCTTTACCTGACAAATATTGCACAGTTTGTGGTGGATTAAAATGCTTATTTAGAAATTTTTCTATGATGCTAGATAACCAATCCACGTTAAGCCTCTTTTAATTGATGTACATTATTATATATTATTTTCGACGTGGCTTAAATGTTACAGTTTTGTTAAACCTTTTCTTTTGAGAAGATTTTCTTCTATCTTCTTCACGCTGTTGAGGATCTAAATATTCAAATCCTCTTATGCCATTTTCTCTTGCCCATGCTGCAACCATTTCAGGCTTATGTTTATTTCCACTCATTTTCTAAACCTCGTTGTATAAGTTTTTCCATTATAGTTAAATGTAATTGTTGAATGTGAATAGATCGTATCCATT